ATGAAAGGTATTTGGAAGCACAAGCGGGGTAACAGTGTTAGTGACTCAATGCATTTGTGTGCTCGCTATGCTGAAAAGAACCACAACTTGTCAGTACCGCGCATTGCGGAACTGATGGGCATGGATAGTTACAACACGCTTTATAAGTGGATGGGTAGCGGCAACATGCCAGCCAGTAAAATCCGCTCATTTGAGAATGCGTGTCAGTGCAGCTATGTGACCCGCTATATAGCGCAGAGCGCCAACCTGTTAGTGCTAGATATGCCGACTGGGCGCAAGCCTTCCCACCGAGAACTTAACGAACTGAGCGTTCATGCCCTTTCAGTGATTGGACACCTGATCAGCTTTTTTAATGAGTCCGAATCAAGCGAAGACGAAAACGAGCTGATCCAGTCAATCACCACCTTGATTGAAGACCTGGCGCATCAGCGTGGAAATGTCGAAAAACATCAGCAGCCGGAATTGCTGCTAGGAGACGAATCATGAGCACAGTTAATGAGTACTCAATGACAGAACAGGAAGTTGTAGCCCGCCTTGCTAAATGGTGTGGCACCTCAAAAATGCCAGATAACCGCAGCCGCATGATAAAGCTGTTACATACCAACAAACCTGCGCCAGAAGTCTTTGCTGAGTTTTGCCAGTTATCGGGTATGACCCGAGGTGAAAGCGAATTAGTGCTAACAGCCCTTGCTGACAACTTAAGTGCCCTGCGCCGTAAAAAAGTAGTAGGTAGCTAAGATGAAACAGTGGCTAACCGCTAAAGAAATTGCTGAAGCAAGATTGTCGAAAATGCCTAGTACTGAACGTGCTATTCAGATTCGTGCAAAGCGAGAACACTGGGAATGCCAACAGCGATTGGGTCAAGGTGGCGGCTATGAATACCACATTAGCAACCTGCCCGCTGACGCTCGCAAAGCCCTAGAAGTACAGGCCATCACCGAATTACTACCAAGTGTTGCCTCAAGTACAGAGGTGGTTGCCAGCACAGACGCTCTTCTGACTCAGCGCCAGCGCGAAGCCTCCGATGCCCGCACAACCATTGTTCGCACCATCGAAAGCATGAACAAAAAAGGTATTTCTAAAGAAGCGGCAATGACAACTTTATTGTCACAAGCCGCCCTAGGGGCGTTAGAAGAGAGTAACCCCGTGTTAGATAAAGCGCTACGCATGGCGAAAGACTCTCGGGGAAGAGGTGACACCTCCTACCCTAGCGTGCGCACTTTAAAACGTTGGTTATCACCTAACACCAAAAGCCTCGCCCCAAAAGGCAAGCGAGAGCTGGCGATACCCGTTTGGGCAAAGGCTTTTTTAAACTGTTATCAGCGCCCGCAAAAACCCTCTGTAGCCCAGGCATATGAGGATTTTTTGGAAATATTTGAAGGCGAGCCGGTGCCGTCTATCCATGCCATACGTCGCTTCATGAAAAAAGTCGGCAGCGTTTCTTTACAACATGGGCGCATGGGATCACGTGAGATTAAAAATATTAAAGCGTTTAAGCGCCGCTCTGTTGATGACCTGTTCCCTGGTGATGTGTACAGCCCAGACGGTCATACATTCGATGCCGAAGTAGCGCATCCATACCACGGACGGCCGTTTAAGCCAGAGATCACATCCTATATAGATATAGCCACCCGTAAATTGGTGGGCTACTCAGTCGACCTTGCAGAAAGCGGCGTCGCTGTATTGGATGCACTGATTGCTTCATCAGAAGAATGCGTGCCTGCCATTGTCTATTCAGATAACGGCTCGGGTTACTGCAACGCACTGCTTAAAGACCAAGGGCTTGGCGTGCTTGCACGGCTAGGGAGCGAAATTACTCACTCATTGCCCTACAACTCACAAGCACGCGGAGCAACTGAGCGTGCCCATAAAAGCATCTGGATAAAAGCCGCTAAAAAGCTGGATAGTTATTTGGGTGTAGATATGGACCGCCAAGCCGCCCAACTTAACCACAAAATTACCCGTAAAGCCGTACGAAAAGGCGGAGCCACGCACATTATTAGCTGGGTTGATTTTCTGAGATTTTGTGAAGAGACAGCCGCACGATACAACAACTCGCCACACTCATTTTTACAGAAAATAACCGATGTAGATGGCTACCGTCGCCACATCACACCCAACGAGCGCTGGGCACAATTCCAAAATAATGGATGGAAAGCCGTCACTCTCTCCCGTGATGAAGCTGCCGACATTTTCCGCCCGCGTGTTAAGCGCAAAGTGGCGCGCTGCGAGATAAAGCTTAACACCAATATCTACTTCAACAACACGCTTGAAGAGCATCACGGGGACTTTGTTCAGGTCGCATTTGATATGCGTAACCCCGACTTTATCTGGGTATATGAGTTAAAAAGCGGTGCATTGATTTGCAAAGCCGAGTGGAACGCCAACCAGACTAGCTACTTCCCTAAAAGCTTTGTTCAACAAGGCCGTGAAAAGCGTGCAGATGGCCGCTTAAAACGCCTTGATATCAAGCGTGACGAAATTGAAGCCGAGCGTGATGGTATCTATGCCATAGACCAAGAGCAAGGCGACACCATTGAGCTGGCCTCTACCTGCAGAATTAAAGAAAAAGTCGCTAGGCAAATTGAAGATGCTGAGGTTATCGACGTCGAGCCTGTTCCCGTTAATGGCATTAAAAGCCCAGAGCAGATGACGTTTGACGAACGAATGGAGACCTTTGAGCAATACCAAAGCGGCGCAAAAGAAATACCCGAAGCTCATAAGTTTTGGGTGAAGACCTTCCCGCGCACCAAGGCTTATAAAGCCGCCGTAGCACGACGAGAAGATATAGCAGAAAACTGGAATTAAAAAAGGACTGATGGTTGCCCCCATCAGCCCCTAACACACTATAAGGAGCACAGTATGAGTAATGAATCTTACGCTATCAATGGCATAGCTGACATCGTTAATTTGAGCCTATGCGATGTAGCCCTTGAGCGCGCCATGTCACGCACTAACAGCCTGCCTGGCATGGTGTGTATGTATGGTCCATCGGGTTTTGGTAAATCGGTATCCGCGACCCACGTAGCCAACCGCCGCCGTGCTTACTACGTGCAAGCCAAAAGCGTGTGGACGAAAAAAGCCACGCTCAAAGCAATTCTGCAAGAAATGGGGATACGCCCACTGGCCACGATCCCAGACATGCTTGATCAAGCAGCCGAAGAGCTGGCCAAATCTGGCCGCCCTCTGATTATCGACGAGATGGATCACTTAGTGGATAAGAAAGCCGTTGAGCTGATCCGTGATCTATACGAAGCCAGCCAAGCCGCCATCCTGTTAATCGGCGAAGAACAGCTACCCAACAAGCTGAAAAAATATGAGCGTTTCCATGGCCGCATTCTGGCATGGGTACCTGCTCAACCAGTGACGTTAGAAGATGCCAAAAAGCTAACGCCGCTCTATGCGCCGTTTGTCGAGATAACCGGCGACCTGCTCAGCCACATTGTGCAGTTATCTGCAGGAAGTGTGCGCCGTGTTGCTGTGAATATGGAAATGATCCAGGAAGAGGCCAATGAGATGGGCTGGTCGAGCGTCGACAAGGCCACTTGGGGCAAGCGTGAACTCTACACAGGCGAAGCGCCTAAGCGCCGAATTTAAGGTGAGAGCTGAGATGGGGACGATGATGCAAGTAGCAGAGGAACAACACGTGGCAGAGCTGCAACGTAAAACACCGCGTAAAGGTATACGAAAGCCTTTACAGATGGAGTTGATAGGCGGTAAGCCCGCACGCCAGCGTGTGTGGGAGCAGATCAAACAACATAAGGAACTGTTCAAAATCTACGATATATCTCGCCAGGCAAATGCAGACGACGAAACCGTAAAGACTTACCTGCAAAGCTTGGTAAACGGTGGGTATGTGGTTCGCCTAACAGAATCGAAGTTTGAAAAATCTGAGTTCCAACTCATTAAAGACACGGGCATTGAAGCGCCTCGCCTTAACCGCGACGGCACTCCTGTCACGCTGGGGCTAGGGCAAGAAGCCATGTGGCGATGTTTACGTAAGCTGGGTGCAATGGATTCCCGCCAACTGGCAAGCCATGCATCAACCTGCGGCGTAGAGGTAAAAGAAGCAACCGCGAACCGTTATGTAAAAGCACTCAAAAAGGCTGGTTATTTGAAAGTGGTTTTTCCCTGTAATCCACGTCAACGCAAGCTTGAAGTGCTCCAGCTGATTAAGCGCATGGATACAGGCCCACGCGCCCCACAAATCCAGCGCGTTAAAACCGTTTACGACCCTAACCTCAACAAAGTAATGCACGCAGAAGATCCGGAGGAGTTGTCATGAAAACAGATATCAGTAACTGGGGTGAGCAACCGCCAGAGTTTATACAGCTGCTTGCTAGCGCCGTAGAAGAAGCTGGCTCCATCAAGTCTGTCGCTAAAAAGCTGGATATATCACGTACTAGTGCAAGTTTGCTACTGAGCAATAAGTACACCAGCCCTAGCGTTAGAAAAATGGAATCGAAAATTCTTGAAAAGTTGGGAGTGGTTGAGTGCCCCGAGTTGGGTGAGATCGCTGTCCAAACGTGCCGAAAAAACTGCGCAGTGCAGTTTCCACCTAACCACCCCTTGAAGCTGCAACTCTGGAGGTCATGCTCGATCTGCGAGCACAACCCTGCCTCAATTAAAGGGAAAGCATCATGAACGCACAAAACACCCATATCGTTAGCAAGCTGCAAGAAGCGCAAGTCGCTGTTGCCAACTTAGTTGATGCAGGTATGACCGTCACCCACATCAGCATCGAAGGCCGTATGCCACGTATCAACCTGCAGCACCCGCCGCGCAAAAACATGACCGTGTGCTGGAAGGCCATTCGTCCCCGTAAAGCCGGTGGCCGTGAATGTGAAATGGCAGCGTTGTTGAATGGCTGCGAAGTTCGCTGGACAGAGGAGAACTACTGATGAGCGCTTATTACGTGATCGATTTACAACGCACTGATATTCAAAAAGGCATCGTCGTATTTTTGGCAGCAGACATGAAAACCCGCACCCGCTTTTTGGAAGATGCAGGCAGTTTTATGGAAGAGTTTATCAATGAAAACTTAGAGCGCTTTGATAACGGCAGCACCACACGGGCCGTGTTAACCAGCGCAGTAAAAACTAATAGCCGCACTATTTTACCGCTGAGGAGTTTGCACCTTAGCTCTTTGTTTCATGCATATAGCGACAACATTCGGAGACAAGCGATATGAACCAGCAACTCAATATTCCTGTTGGATACCTTAAGGATAACCGTGGCAGATTAGTGCCGATTGAGAACGTAGAGCAGATTGATATTGAGCGCAATGACATGGTTCTTGAGCTAATTAAAAAAGCGAAAGAGCTGCGTGAAGAGATGCTCAAATTCAAACTTGATGGATTTGGCGATGTTGCTGCTTTGGTCGAGCTGTCGCTGGAACAGTACGGCGTAAAAGTTGGCGGAAAAAAAGGCAACGTTAGCCTCACCAGCTTCGACGGAAAATACAAAATACAGCGATCTATCGCCGAGCATATTGAGTTTGATGAGCGCCTGTTAGCTGCCAAAGCTTTAATAGACAAATGCATCCATCGTTGGACAGAAAACTCAGGGAACGAGATCAAAGTGTTAGTAGAGCAAGCCTTCCAAGTAGACAAGCAAGGCAACCTCAGCACTGCACGTATTCTCGGCCTACGTCGGAGCAAAATAGATGATGCCGATTGGCTAAAAGCGATGGAAGCAATCGCCGACTCTATTCAGGTAACGGGGAGTAAGTCGTACCTGCGCTTTTATGAGAGATGCGGCGAAACCGACCAGTTCAAGCCTGTTTCATTAGATCTAGCAAAGCTCTAGGAGGCGTTATGACCATCTACACCGAACAGTCCGTTATCAATTACGTCGCAGGTAAAGGGATGCTAACCCAAGGACAAGCGACGGCTGCAGTCAATGCGATTCAACACATGATTGTTGAAGCCTGTAAGCGTGGTGATGAACTGCACTTGGAATGCGGCAACTTTGAAAAAATCCAGAAAGGCGGCGTTAACGGGATTGTATTTCGTCAGGATGAAGCTGTTAAGGAGTATCTCAATGGCTCCTCAAATTAAACAGTCTGAAGCTGATGTCGCTGAGGTCATCGCCTGGACCGAAGAGCACCGCATGGGGGAAACAACCGACCACGAAGATGGCACCTACGAAGACGGCGTTTATGACGCCCTTATGTGGGCGCTGGGATACATCCAAACACGACCTGATCAGTAGGAGTGGCAGCATGGCAAAGCAAAAAATTGTAGATCAAGAAAAAGTAGCGCAGTTCATTCGTGACAATAACGAGAACATGTCCGGTGCTCAAATGGCAGAAAAGCTGGAGATATCCGTATCAATGGTGACTCGTATTCGCCGTAAAGCAGGCGTTATATCGCCGAAAATGAAAGCTCGTCTTGATTCCACAAGAGATAGCGATGAAATGAGAAGCCATGCAATGGCTGGAAGCATGAGTCTGGATGGCTTGCGCCACCCTTGGTAATAGCGAAACGCCCAGCTTTTTAAAGCAACGGGCGTCTATCCAGCGTGGCAGCTGGGTACTGATGAGCAGCCAATAAAACCAAAGGAAACACACATGAACAAGTCTGAACTGATCGAAGTAGTAACCAACAAAATGAAAATTGAGCATGATCGGGCCGTGAGCAAAGCGGATGTAGAAGCCCTGTTGAATAGCCTTACTTCAGTGACAACAAACGCGCTAAAAACAGGTGATGAAGTCGTACTAATAGGCTTAGGCAAGTTCAGCACCGGCCATCGCGCAGCCCGCATAGGTCGAAACCCTCAAACCGGTGAGCCTTTGGATATTGCAGCAGCTACAACAGCCAAGTTTACACCGGCTAAAGCGCTAAAAGACGCGCTGAATAACCCGTTTAATCGAGCCGTGTAACCACAAACTACACGAAAACGATTACCAGTGGCCGCCCAGCGCGGCCACTGCTGTGTAAAGAACATAGGAATCAACAAATGATAACTAAAGAACAGTGGATCGAAATTGAAAATGACTTAACTGGCATGTTTGCATCCGTAAAGTTTCAATACGGCGAGCATGAGATAAGTGTGTCTAGAGAGAGGGTTGGTGAGGGTAAGTACGAGCTGATGGTGTACGTGGATGGTTCCATTAAAGGTGCGTGGCACATGCCTGACAAAGAAGGCTTTCTTCCCGTTATTAAAGACGTATGGCGCACTCGTAAAAAAGCTATTTACTCACCACAAAAGAAAGCAAAAATTATCAAAGATCTAGGGAAACGGCTTACTAAAGAGGTTTATCCAGAATTGGATAAAACCATCGTCTACTACAGCCCTGATTTCACTACGGCCAAGTCGCTGGTGCGTCAGTATAAAAAGCTAGAAGGAATAACTCTGATCAAGCCGGAGGATGGCTTTAATGGATAACAAGAAAGTATTAGAGAAAATAAAGAAGTGCCTAGCGTTAGCGCAATCAGATAACCCCAACGAAGCCGCCGCTGCCATGCGACAAGCTCAAGCCTTGATGGCCAAATACAACATTGATAATGATGCCGTTGAGTTATCCGATGTGAATGAGTTTGCGGCAAAGGTTGGGAGTACAAAAAAACAACCCGCGTATGTGCATGGCCTTTGTAATGTTATTTGCCGTGTTATGGGCGTCGAAGCGTACTTTAGGGTCGAATCAGGATGGGGACGTGCAGCATCATCTGTATGTTTTTTGGGTGTTGGAAGTCGTCCTGAATTAGCTGGTTATGCCTATGAAGTGCTGGCGAGGCAGTTAAAGAAGGATCGAACGGCATACTTGAAAACACTAAAACGGTACAAGCCAGCGAATAAGTCCCGCAAAGCAGACCTGTTTGCAGAGGCGTGGGTATTTGCTGTTATGTCAAAGATCACAGAGTTTGCTATTAGTGATAAAGAAAAAGGGCTAGTGGTTCGGTTTAAAGAACAAAATATGAAAGATCTAAAAGAAGGTAAGTTTAGCAAAAATCACAAATCTACAAGCCGAGACTGTGATGCCCAACAGGCTGGATATAGCAAAGGTAGAGAAGCTGCATTACATCGCGCTACAGGTAGTGATAAACGTGCTGCTCTGAGTTGCCGCGCCTTAAGCAAAGGCGCGGACTTTTTACCCCATCGAGCACGTTCCTTATGCTCGCCGGTTGTCGCTCCTGAATCGCCCCTAATTTAACTAACTACCACTCACATAGCTATAGGAAAAATTCCTAAAAGGAGTCTTTTTAATGACTGATAAACGCGACACCCCACCCACTAAAGATAACCGTAAAGCCATTACCGCCCGTATTCACATTGCTAAAAAAGAACTGGGACTGGATGACGACACTTACCGAGCCATGCTCCAGCAAGTAACTAAACATAATAGCTGTGCTGATATGCACATTCGTGATCTGTATCGCGTGATGGAACATCTTAAAACGTTGGGCTACAAACCCGCTGCGCGCAAGTTTGGTAAGCGGCCAAACCCGCCTAAAGATAAAGCGGCACTCATGAGTAAGGTGGAAGCGTTGCTGGCAGATAGAGGGCTGCATTGGAACTATGCGCACGCTATGGCTCAGCGTATGTTTAAAGTGGAGAAAGTGGATTGGCTAGATAGAGATCAATTATGGAGGTTGGTTGCCGCGTTAGAAAAAGCCGTAAAACGTGTTAAGCCTACCAAGATTTAACGCAAAATCAGCTACAATAAAACAGATATAAGATAAGGAGGTTTTATGTTTAAAGAGATCGAGTTTGACCCTGCTTCTTTTCGAGAATGTTTCTGGCACTTCATCAAGCACACCACATTAAAAGAAAAACTAGCTGCCCAAGCTTTATTTGAGCTTCTTGAAATAAAGTCTGTCAGTAGTTCCGTAGTCAATAAGGCGCTCAGGAAGTGGTTTGAAGAGGATGGAGGTATCAGCTGGAAGAACCCTGAATATGCTTATATGTGCGGAATGCAAAAGCGCGATAAAGCGTGTACGTTTATTCAGCAGCTAGATTTTTTGGTAGCCGCTATGCTACACCGCTACAGTTTCAATTGGCATTTTCAATACAGTTTAACCATGAACAATGATTTAAAGGTCGAGTTACTAGCGGCGGTAGAGCCTCATTACAGTTGTGTAATTCATAGTGCAGATGCATTTAAAATGGTTGATCCTGTTGCTTACGTTAGCACTAAGCCGTTTGCCGACGTGTTTGAATGCAAGTGCTTGTTGAATTGGGCACCTGCTTCGCAAAGGAACCAGAGTAGCTGGAAAGCACGTATTGAAAAATATAAGGCTGAGCGTCAAAACTCCCGCTAACAAAAATCATTTTTTTCTAACGCACCGACCCCTTACACTGAACAGCATCACCCTTGAGGCTGTTCAGATGACTACTCAAATCGCCAAATTACAAAGCCTATTACCCGACTCGATCCATGCGGTTGCAGCGGCCATTGGTATGCCTGCAACACTGAAGTTAGTCGAACGGTTTGGCGGTACTACATTGCCTATGCGCTTGGGCGCTAACCGTTTGGGTCGTGCGGCGCTTGATGCTTTGTCTCAACAGATAGGCCATGATGAAACCCAAAAGCTTGCACTGTATGCGGGCGGTGAACCGTTGTATATACCTCAGTGTCATGTTGCCGTTCGCCGCTTACGTGACCTTGATATCTGCTCTGCATTTGAGGCGGCGGTACGTGACGGTAAAACGGCGAACGCTGCTGTGACTGAGCTAGCTTTAAAATATAAACTGACTGATCGGTGGGTGTGGCGTATTTTGAAAGAGACGCCGATTCAGGTTGAACCAGCCACGCCTGATCTATTTAACTAAGTCGTTCGACCAGCCACTGAACCCCTTCCCCTAATCCCTTCACACCACACTTAATACACTGCTGACATCACCACTATTGATCTGTGATTTTTTAACAGTTTTATAAGGAATGTCAGCATGCTTGAAAAACTACCGCGACTCACTATTTGGATTGTCATTGCTATGGCGTTGACTGCCGGTATCGGCTTACTCGCACCACACCAGCTCCCTGTTACCCTTTATAAAGTTAGCTTGGTTGTACTAGCCGCAGTGCTAGGTTATTGGGTTGATCGTTCACTGTTCCCCTATGCTCGACCTGATAACCCTAAAATTGATTGCAGTAAAAGTACCGCGATGATCCGACGAGCCATTGTCGTGTCGGCTATCATCATCGCCATTGCGCTAGGTGCCTAGTATGCCTTTGTCACCTAAACTCGTGGCGGCTCTGTTGATGTTGTGGCTTGTTGTGTCTGTGGTCTACATCACACCCGCAAACGCTGCCCAAATCCCTCACGAGTCTAGTCGCTACCGCAACGAGCTAACCCGCCAAGCACGGTTGATATGGGGTTTAGATGCCCCTATCGCGGTGATGGCGGCACAAGTTCACCAAGAGAGCGCCTGGAACAAGAGCGCCGTGAGTGCTGTAGGGGCAAAAGGACTTGCCCAATTTATGCCAGGCACAGCACGCTGGATTCCTGCCATTGATAGCCACTTAAAAAACCCTCAACCAACTAATCCTACCTGGGCGCTGCGAGCGCTCGCTCGTTATGATTTTTGGCTCTATTCCCGCCTTAAAGCCGACACCCACTGCGACCGCTGGGCGTTCACATTGAGTGCGTATAACGGTGGTTTAGGCTGGGTGCTACGTGACAAAAAAGCCGCTAACGCTGCCGGTGATAGCCGCTGGTTATGGTGGGCCAATGTTGAGAAACATAACGCGGGCCGCTCTATTGCTAACTTCAATGAGAACCGAGGTTACTCACGTCGTATTTTATTGTTATTAATGCCCCGCTACCAAAAGGCCGGATGGGGCCAAGACGTATTTTGTAGAGGTGTAATGTGACCCTTAAAAACCAATTATTCAGCATCCTTTTTATCGCGTTTCTCTGCTCTATCGGCGGCTATTTGTATGGCTACAGCACTGCTAATGAGGCCCACGAGGCCCAGCAATCTAAAGCCATTGCCGCCGTAGAGCAGACCTTACGTAAGCATTACCAGCAACAGCTCACCACGGCCAACGAGAGTGTTGCTCAGTTACGCCAACAAAAAGCCGCGTTGGCCAAAACAGCCACCGAACTAGAACGGAGAATCGCCCATGTATCGCGCCCTGATTGCGTTATCAATAATGGTTTTGTCGGGTTGTACAACCGCGCCATCGGTGCAGATTTGCCCACCGACTCAATTGCCCCCGGAGCTGATCGAACGCCCAGCGCCACCCAAACCGCTGATTCATCAAAGTATGACACCACCGTTAGCGATGTTAACCAGCAAGACATTCTGCGCCATGTCATTGAGTACGGTGAGCGGTGCCAGGCTGTTGAAACCCAGCTTATCCAGCTGATCGAATTTGAAGAGAAAATGAATGAATCACGAAGAGCGCCTTGAAGTCGCCAGTGCAACGATGCAAGCCGATATAGACAAGCAAGCCAATGCTATTAGTCAAACCTTTACGGGTGAATCGGCCACCCATTGTGTTGATTGTGGAGAGCCGATACCGGAAGCGCGGCGAGCAGCACTACAAGGTGTGGAGTTGTGCGTGAGCTGTAAACAACGGAGCGAGTGGCATGGATAAGTACGATTACAACGCGCTGAAATTTTATTTAGATATGGCGCAATGGGTAGCGACGCTATTACTGGGTGTATTTATGTGGGTCGACAAACGTCGGCGCGATAACACCAGTGGTATCGATAAGCTTAATAGCAACCACGTATCACTAGAGCGCCGTGTTGTAACGGTTGAAGAACATTTACGCCATGCACCCACTCATGAAGATATAGCCGCACTGCGTGAACAAAATGCAGCACTGCAAAGCAAGCTAGATAGGGTGACGAATACTCTGGATCGTATACACGACTATTTAATGAATAAGGGGTGATCATGCCGTTTAAGCAAAAGGAAACCGAAGATCAGCGGTTGGTTGTTCTGCGTAGTCTGATCGACTTTGGTTATTCCGCTAATGAATCCATCATTCAAGATTTCCTTGAAATGTTTGGCCACACGGTAAGCCGTGACAAAGTGCGTTCTCATTTCGCCTGGCTGGATGAGCAAGGTCTTATTACATATGAAGATGTGCTCGGTTGTTATGTCGCCAAATTGACCGCACGTGGTCAAGATGTTGCGGAAGGGCGTGTACTGGTGCCAGGTATTAAGAAGCCTCGTGCGGGAGCCTGAGATGGCCGAAAAAAGAACGCGTGGTCGTCGCTCTAAAATCGACGTGTTACCAACAGATATCAAAGCCGCGCTTAATTCTATGTTGCGCGATGGGCAGCTAGATCAGCAAGAAATCCTAACCATTGTTAATGACTATATAGAAGAAGCAGGGTTAGAGGATGCGGCTAAGTTATCGCGCTCTGGGCTCAATCGTTATGCCAGCAAAATGGAAGGTATGGGCGCTCGTATTAGACAATTGCGCGAAGTGTCCGAAGTGTGGGTGGCTAAACTGGGCACAGCACCAACGTCTGACGTAGGCAAAATGCTGCAGGAGATAGTCCGTACGTTGGCGACCGAGACAGGCCTTGCAATGAGTGAATCCGATAAGCCCATCGAGCCAAAAGTACTGGGGCAGTTGGCACTTGTCGCACAGCGTGTAGAACAAGCCGCTATGGCCAGCCATAAACGTGAAACCGAGATTCGCACCGCCTTTGCTGAAGAAGCTGCGAATGCAATGGAAGAAGTGGCCAAGAGCCAAGGCTTAACCCGTGACGGAGTTAAGGCGATCAAGCAACAGATACTGGGGATTGTGTAATGACGATCCTCGACCAGCCCCTTGGCTCGATAGCCGATCAGAACCTTAAAGATCTTCAACAGTTTGATGCAGCTGAAGTCTTACTGGGTTACCAGAAACGCTGGATCGCGGATGAGTCACCGCTCAAGATTGCCGAGAAGTCACGCCGTACCGGTTTAACCTGGGCCGAAGCGGCTGATGCTACCTTGTGCGCTGCTACCGCTAAAAGCGAAGGTGGCTGTAACCACTTTTATGTCGGCTCTAACAAAGAGATGGCCCGCGAATTTATCGAAGCCGCCGCCATGTGGGCCAAGGCATTTGATAAAGCAGCTGGTGAGATCCGCGAAGAGATCTTTATTGATGCCGGTAAAGACGGCAAAGAGATCCTCACCTTCGTGGTTAACTTTGCGTCTGGTTTTAAAGTACAAGCGCTTAGCTCCAACCCTGCTAACTTACGAGGTATGCAAGGGAACGTCACTATAGATGAAGCCGCCTTTCATGATCGTCTCGCCGAGGTACTCAAAGCCGCATTAGCCCTCACCATGTGGGGCAGTAAAGTACGGCTTATCTCCACCCACAACGGTGTGGACAACTTATTTAATACCCTGATTCAAGATAGCCGTGCGGGGCGTAAGCGTTACTCGGTGCATACCATCACGTTAGATGATGCCTGTAACGAAGGGCTCTATCAGCGCATATGCCAAATAACCCGCAAAGTGTGGAGCCAAGAAGCCGAGGATCAATGGAAGGCTGATCTACTACGCGATACGGCTACAGAAGAAGACGCACTAGAAGAGTACTACTGCACGCCTAAGCAGGGCGGTGGTGCCTATATCAGTCGTGGCTTGATTGAACGCGCTATGCATCCAGAAAACCTGGTCATTGCTTTTGAGTCCCCCAAAGACTTTGAGAAGTGGCCAGTGATCCAACGTGAAGCTGAAATAAACGAGTGGCTAGAGGAACACGTAGCGCCGTTTTTGGCACTGCTAAACCCCGATAATAACCATGTGTTCGGGGAGGATTTTGCGCGCAAAGGCGATCTATCCATCTTTGCCGTGGGTGCCATTCAGCCGGATACCCGCATTCGTGCGCCGTTTCATTTAGAGCTGCGCAATGTGCCCTACAGCCAGCAAGAACAGATCATGTTCTACGTGATCAATAACTTACCACGCTTTACCGGTGCTGCCTTTGATGCCACGGGTAACGGTGGATCACTGGCCGAGAAGGCCGCTGATAAATACGGCACTGAAATGATCGAGCAAGTGATGCTTAACCAGCCGTGGTACCGCGAGTGGATGCCTAAGCTCAAAGCCAAGTTTGAAGACAACGACATCGAGATTCCAAAGTCATTAGATGTGGTCAGTGACCTGCGCAAAATCGTGGTGAACCGTGGCATACCGCAAATCGAAAAAGGCTCAGGTACCGGTGAGGATGGCAAGCAGCGCCACGGCGATAGTGCGGTGGCTTACGCGATGATCGTGAGGGCATCGTATATGGAAGGCGCGCCCATTGAATTCACTCCCTTGCCCGATCGGCACGGTGGCAGTGGTGATCCAGACGATGACGACTATCAAGACAATAACGATTACAAAGGCGGTGCCTGGTAATGAGCAACCGATTAATAGACATCAATGGCAACCCGTTGGCATGGCCGAGCGAGAATGAGCTACAGACCGATGAATCTAAACTTAGTCATCTACAAAAGCATTTTGCCGAACACCCCAGCAGTGGTTTAACACCGTCACGTTTGGGCAGCATCATGCGCGAAGCCGAGCAAGGCAACATCATTGCACAGTCTGATTTAGGCGAAGATCTAGAAGAGAAAGACGCCCATATATTCAGTGAGCTGCAAAAGCGCAAACTAACCCTGTTAACGATTACCGGTAGCGTTGAGCCGTGCCGTAATGCCTCCGAGTCAGAAAAGAAAGATGCCGCCTTAGTGCAAGAGCTCTTGGATGAGATCCCCGACTTTGAAGATGTGGTCACCGATATGGCCGATGCAATCTTAAAAGGCTTTTCAAATATCGAGCTGGAATGGGCGCAGTGGGGCAGTAGCTGGTTAATTAATGCCGCTCACTACCGCCCACAAAACTGGTTTCAATTACACCCCGATAATCGCAACGAAATACGCCTGCGTGATAATAGCCACGAAGGTGCAGAACTGCAGCCCTTTGGCTGGGTTAAGCATATCCACCGCTCTAAATCGGGCTACCCAGGGCGCAATGGATTAACCCGTGTACTGGCGTGGCCATTCCTGTTTAAGAATTACAGCGTGCGTGATCTGGCCGAGTTTTTAGAGATCTACGGTTTACCGCTGCGCCTGGGTAAATACCCCGCCGGTGCCAGCGATAAAGAGAAAAGCACCTTGCTGCAGGCGGTGATGAGCATAGGTCATAATGCTGGCGGCATTATCCCCAAAGGTATGGAGATCGAATTTCAAGAAGCCGCTAAAGGTGCCAGCTCTCCTTACGAAGCCATGATGAATTGGTGCGAACGCTCTCAATCAAAAGCCATATTGGGCGGTACACTCACCAGCCAAGCGGATGGTAAAAGCAGCACTAACGCATTGGGCAATGTACATAACGAAGTACGCCAAGAGCTACGCGATAGTGATTTACGCCAACTGGCCAGCACAATCACACGCGATATTGTTTACCCGCTATGGATGCTTAATGGCCGTGCTGCCGGTGATCCACGTCGCCACCCTAAGTATGTATTTGATACTAGTGAGCCGGAAGATATCGCCACCTACAGCGAACGTTTGCCAGGCTTGGTATCGCTGGGTATGCGTATTCCACAAGCCTGGGCGCATGAAAAACTGATGATTCCAGAAGCTGAGAAAGACGAACCGATTTTAGGTATGCCTCAACAACCAGCACCGGAAGATGACAAAAAAGCCGCTAAAGCTACTGATAAACAAGAAACACCCGACGCTAAACTGGCCGCCCTCAAAGCGCAAGAAACCGCTGATGTGGTGGAGGCTTACGTTAGCCAGCTACAGTCTACCGCCAACAAAGCCACCACAGAGATGATCGACCAGATCAAAACCTTAGTGGATAACGCCGCCTCATTAGAGGAGATACGCGAGGGCTTGCTGGCATTAGACATGCCGGTTGATCAATTAGCCGATGCCATGAGCCAAGCACTGTCAGCCGCCAGCTTAGCGGGCCGTTATGAGCTGCTGCAGGATGCACAATAATGCCAGGCGTTGCAGAGTACGGAAGCCGCCCGTTTAAAGAAGCCATCGACTACTTTAATCAAAAACTACCCTTGCCCAACACCGGCTGGCAAGACGTCTACGGCCAACAGCACGACCATGCCTTTATGGTGGCCGGTGCGAATAAAACATCCATCATCGAGGGCTTTGCTAATGCACTACAAGGGGCGATTGAGGGTGGCGAGACACTGCAAGACTTTCGCAAGCGGTTCGATTCCATCGTTCAAAAACAAGGCTGGGATTACAACGGGAGTCGTAACTGGCGTAGTCGTCTCATTTACGAGACGAACATCAGGCAGGCATACAATGCAGGGCGAGAAGCACAGATGGCCGATCCGGCATTCCAGAAGCAGTTTCCCTATAAGGAGTACCGTCATAGTGGCGCAGAGCACTACCGGCCTCAACATAAAAGCTGGGACAGGTTACTCTTATTAGCGAATGATCCATGGTGGCAAGTACACAGCCCGTCCAATGGCTATGGCTGTAAATGCAAAGCATTCCCCAGATCCGAGCGCTGGATGCAACGCAACGGTAAAACACTGCCGGACCAAGCACCCGCTGATGCGTTTAAAGAGTTCCTAGATAAGCGCACCGGCGAACTTAAGCAAATCCCGCTGGGTATTGATCCAGGCTTTGAGCATCGCCCTGGTGCAAGTTGGTTGCGCCACGCCACGCTCAAACCGACAGAGCTGCCGACGGTTAAGCCTATACCCATTGGGCCAGCCGCTAAGCCACCGCTACCTGCGCCCACTGCTGTGCCAGAATCTGTATTGATGGCGGATGGCCTCGCTGATGAGATCTACGTTAAAGCCTTTCTGGATGAGTTCGGTGCTACGGGTGCGATGGTGTTTAAAGACGTTCAAGGCGAAGCGATAGCCATTAATGATTATCTGTTTCGTGATGCCAGCGGGCAGTACAAGGTTAGTAAAGATAAAATACGTCACCGCTATATTCGATTATTGGCTAGGGCGTTAATTGCACCAGATGAAGTTTGGGCGTTGCTAGAACCAGATCAAGTACGCCCAGGTAAATATAAGCTCAAACGTCGCTATATTGCTCGCTGGGTTGTTGAAGAGTCAGGGCAGGCGGTGCATGGCTTTAGTGCGTTTGAATACGGTGGCGGGGCGTGGACGGGTAGTACGGCATTTACGCCATACAGTACCAGGAAAGGTAAGCGAGTACCGCAACGAGACAGTTATCTGCAAAAACAGCGTGCAGGCGTATTGTTGTATCGCAAAGAAGAAAACAAAAACGAGAATAAATAAAAGAGGTAGGTAGATCGCCCCGTCGTTCTACCTCACTACTGGTTCTTAGGGCGCACCTCGGAGTGCTATAGGCCAGTAAGCGTACCCACAGTATAGGACATGACATGGCCGGAACTCAAACCAACATCAGCATTGATTACGACAGCCAAGCTGTTACCACCGTACTAGATCGGCTCATTGCTAACGTGAGCGATACACAACCGGCCATGATTGAAATAGCCGAATACCTGCACGAACGCACCCGCGATCACTTCGACAACCAGCAAGATCCAGACGGCACCCCATGGGCACCACTGGCCCCATCCACACTAAAAGCCAAGCAGCGCAAAGGCGTACCGGTGGATAAAATACTCCACGGCCAGCACCTGCACCTGCGTGATACCATCTTCCCGTTTTGGAGCAATAACGAAGCAGGTGTTAGCACCGGCCCAGGCACAGAAGCCTATGCGGCTACTCAGCAGTTTGGTGCTGACGAAAGGAGTATAGAAGCACGACCCTTTTTAGGGGTAAACGCAGAGGATGAGACAGAGGTAATCGAGATCATGAATCAGTTTTTGACTGGCGGTTTATGAGATATTTGTGATTATTGGGAGAGAGTCAGTTTCAGTTTTAGCATAAGTAGTCTTTAATAATATTAAAAGAGTAGGCTTTTATATTTTAGTTTTTAAAAGGAAGAATTTATGCTGTATACATGGAATATCGAATTCAAGCGAGTGGACAATATCTACAACATACAGGTTGAGCGTTCAGAAAAGCCACATGACAACCTTGTTGCCAGTATCATAATAAATCATTTGCGCAATAACGAATCAGAAACGTTGCTGTCTTCATCTGTACGTGGAGCATCATTTTCTGATCAACTAATTGAGTATAAGGTGGAGTCAGTAGAAACAACTAAAGTTTCTTTATAAGCTTTAGACTAGCTGCTTGTAAGCTGTTTTAAGGCGCTTTGTTGATATAGAAGGCTGTTGATACGTATTTAGTCTGAAAAGGATTTCTAACGCGGGTCTAACGGGGTTTGTTGGTGTTTTGTTAGGGTTTGTGGACGTCGATTTACCATAAGTTTTTAGATTTAAGGCTGTAACCCACTGAACCCCTTCCTCTAATCCCTTGCCGCTAGATTCCTTAATCTGGCGGCATGAAGACATCAAGCCCTTACCCTCTTGCAGTATTAAGTACCACACCCGAACCGGTGGCGGTGCTTTCGCTCGACCTAAACTCAGATGATAACGGCTGGCAGCAGCTTTTACCCGCGGGCAAGTTTCGTGCTGTCGATGGTCGCCCGTTTGATGTGCCAGGTAATCACTGGTTTATCGATGCGGAGGTGGCTAACCAGCTGATCATGCTGGCTAATGAACGTCTGAATGATCTCGTCATTGACTACGAACACCAAACTCTAAAAGCTGAAGAGAACGGTCTGCCAGCACCCGCTGCTGGTTGGTTTAAAACAATGGAATGGCGCGAAGGTTCCGGTTTATGGATTAAACCTCAGTGGACGCCTCGCGCTACCGACTTCATTAAAAACGGCGAGTACAAATACCTGTCCGCTGTTTTCCCTTACGACGCTACCACCGGATGCCCATTGCGGCTGCATTCGGCTGCGCTGGTAAACCGCCCTGGCATTGATGGCATGCAAGCCGTTGAAGCGTTGGCGGCGCTTTCTCTTTCTAACCCCACTCTTGACCCTAATAAAACGGAGCATTCTATGGATGAGCTATTAAAAGCAATGCTGGCACAGCTTGGCATTGTTGTTGAAGACGGCAAAGCACCCGATAACGCTGCTGTATTGGCTGCACTCAGTGAGCTGCAAACCAAAGCAGGCTCAGCTGAGACGCTAGCCACCGAAGTGGTCGCCCTTAAAGCGGGCAACACGCTTCCGATTGTAGATCCAGCCAAGTATGTACCGGTTGAAGCTGTACATCAGTTACATGCTCAGATTGCGGTGCTATCGGCTGAAGGGGCTTCCACGCAGCTGGATCAGGTTATCGATAAAGCCAAACAAGAAGGCCGACTCGTTCCAGCGATGGAAGCCTGGGCGCGTGATCTGGGTAAGCAAGATCTGGCAGCCCTGCAATCCTTCCTGGATAAGTCACAACCCATTGCAGCATTAGCGGCCATGCAGACTAATGGCAAAAAGCCGGATGCAGATAACACCGACCCACTGGCCACCCTCAGCGCAGATGAAAAATCCATGTGCTTAGCCATGGGTATCCCTGAAGAAGACTTCCTCAAAACCAAGAAAGGTGATGCGTAATGTCAGCTCTCACTACTAACCGTAACACCCTGCGCCGTGCCCAAGGCTCACACGTTGATCCCGTAGCCGCCGGTGCAGTGATTCATTCCGGTGCCTTGATTGTGCTTAACGCAACGAGCTTTGCTCAACCGGCCACGGCAGCCGTTGGCTTACGTATTCGCGGTGTGGCTGAACATGCCTGCAACAACGTGGCGGGGGCTGATGGGGCTGGCTCTATTGTCACCAAAGTGGGTGCGCACTTCTTGGCTAATGCCGGTGATATCGACCGTTCACACATTGGTTCCACTGCCTATATCTCAGATGACCAAACCGTGACAGCCGTCAGTACCGGTAGCTCTGCTGTCGGGCGTATTGAAGATGTGGAATCTGGCGGCGTGTGGGTCTTTATCAGCTAATTGATAACGCTCGATAGCGCCCCCTTTACTTAATTTTTTGGAGAGACACATGGATATCAATGCCACTAATCTGAGCATCCTAAATACCGCTGTTAAAACAGCCTTTAACAATGCGTTTGCCGGTGCGCAATCACAATACCAGCGTGTAGCAACGGTGATCCCATCAACCGGTGCAGCCAACACCTATGCATGGTTGGGGAACTCCAGTCAGATCAAAGAGTGGTTGGGCGAACGTGCGATTAACCGCTTAAAAGATCACGATTTCACCATCAAAAACCGCAAGTTTGAAAAGACCGAAGCGATTCCACGTGATGTGATCGAAGATGATCAGTTTGGTGTCTATACCCCGCTGTTTGCACAGATGGGCCAAGATGCCGCCGAGTTCCCAGATCTGATGATCTTCGCGCTACTAAAAGACGGATTCTCTACGCCGTGCTACGACAAGCAGAACTTCTTTGATACCGATCACCCTGTGGGTAACGGTGCCGATGTGGCGTCCGTTTCCAACATGCAAGCCGGTGCAGGTGATGGTTGGTACCTGCTCTGCACTAAACGGGCGATTAAGCCACTGATCTGGCAAACCCGCCGCCCCTTTAATCTGGTGATGAAAAAAGACGCTAACACCTCAGATCACGTCTTCATGACAGATGAGTACTTATGGGGTACGGATGCTCGTTGTAACACCGGCTTTGGCTTATGGCAGTTAGCGTTTGGTTCTAAAGCAGACCTGAACGAAGAGAACTTTAATGCCGCACGCATAGCGATGACCAAGCAAAAGAACGATGCCGGTTCACCTCTGGGTGTTATTCCCGACCTGATGGTAGTTGGCCCAGACAATATGTCGAAGGCTGAAACCCTACTTGAAGCCCTGAACAAAGCCGGTGGTGAAAGCAATACCAGCTACAAGAAAGTTGAGCTGCTTGTTTGCCCGTGGTTGGCATAAGCCCCGCACCCTTTATGTAGGTGGGGCTTAGCCCTGCCTCCTGTTACTCAGGAGAGATAATGAAATGCCTAAGAATACTCATGCTACTCATATCCGTATTACCGCCGCCGTTGAAGGTTTCCGCCGTGCAGGCATCGCCCATTCAACTGAGCCCACTATCTATGCCGTGGATGATTTCAGTGAAGAACAGCTGGAGCAACTTCACAAAGAACCGCGCCTGGTCGTTGAGTTTGTCGAAGCCCCTGAAGCAGATCAGGCAGACAACGAGGAAGGGGCCGTGGGGCCGGACGGTGTGGGTGCAGCGCTAAAAGATATGACCGTGCCGCAGCTCAAAGAGATTGCCGCTGCCGGTGAAATTGTTGGTTTTGCCAGCATGAACAAAGCCGCGTTGATTCAAGCGATTGAAGACGCTCGCGCCGCTCAAATCGCACAGGCAGAGGCGTAACCATGTACGCCGTTAAAGCCGATATGACCACGCGCTTTGGTGAGGAGGAGTTGATCCTCCTTACCGACCACGATGCCGACGCGGGTGTGATTAATGATGCCGTGTTGGATCAAGCCTTGGCTGATGCCAGTGCCGAGATCGATGGTTATTTAGGCGGGCGTTATACCTTGCCCTTACCAACGATACCGGCAGTACTTACACGCATTAGCTGTGATATTGCCCGTTATCTGCTGCATGACGAACACGCCCCGGAGCGCATTGAAAAACGCTACGACGGTGCAGTGAGTTTCTTAACTAAATTGGGTAACGGCTCAATTAGTTTAGGTATGCCCGACGAAGGTGCCGCCAGCCCTAGCAATAACACAGCACAAATCAGCAGTGCTGGCAGTGTGTTTGGTCGCCAGAACAGCCAGGACTTTATCTGATGCTTGATCTGCAGGAGGACTATTTAGCCGCTGAAGGCCACTTAGTCGAAAAGCTCGGATCAATCGAGGGTATCCGCAAAGTGTACTGCTCCTGTGATCTAGCAGAAATGAAAGAAGAAGCTCAAAACACGCCCGCACTACATGTGATCTACAACGGCGACACTGTGACAAATAATGCGCAAGGAGGCGTGTTATCTCATCCGAAACAAACATGGGTGATTGTGCTCGCTGTCAACCTGCGCAAAAAAGGCGAAGCCGGTGTGCTGCTAGCTAAAGTGCTTAAGCATATGGCTGGAGCGCATGGGCCGTTAGGCAGTTTTAAGCGAGTAAACGCCAGCCGTCCCAGCTTTACCCGAGGCTTTGGTTATTACCCTATGGCCTATGAAATTACTTTCCGCGTTAAACGTTAATTTAATAATCAACAGGAGAACGCCATGAGCGGACTACTCTTAGCAGGCGATGTATACATCGACCGGTACGACGATAACGGCTTATCAACCGGTTTGGTTGGCCCACTTAACGCGACCCAGCTGCAGATCAATACCCCGTCTGAATCAAAAGACCGACCCTCCAAACGTAAAGGCAGCTATGGGCAAGCGCTGGATAGCGTCACGCTGGCGCAGGCTACTGAAGTGACGATCGTCTTTGATGATCAACCCACAGAAATGTTGGCGATGGCCATGATGGGTGACTTTGAAGAACAAAACCAAAGTGCCGGTACTGCTACCGAAACACTGATCACATTACCAAAGAGTAACCGCTGGGCAGCTCTGGTACACCGCAACCTTACCAATGCGGGTGTAGTTGCACTGCTAGCCGCCGATGACAGCCCCATTGCTGATACCGGTTATGAAATCAATTACGCCGATGGCCTGATCCGCACTGTGCCAGGCGGCGCACTGGATACCGGCACGCCCACACCCATTAAGCTGACGTATACCTTTATGGCGGTGAATAAAACCGTTATCAAGGGTGGCATTAAACCCACGATTAAGGCGCGCATCCTGCTCAAAGGTGTGAACCTGGCTAACTCCAAAGGGGTTGAGTGCGACATTCTGGAAGCGTCGCTGGCCCCCACGCAAGCGGTGGACCTGCTCGCTTCTGAGTACGTCAGCACCACGCTAGCCGGTAAAGTCATTTTACGTGATGGCGAAACCGCCGCGTTTTATCTAACGCAGGATAAATAAGCATCATGGCTCTGCGCGAAACCGCACTTAGCATTCTAATCAGAGCTCGTGACCTAGCCAGCGCGCCGTTGGCTAGGTTTCGGCGCGAGGTTGAAAGCACCGATAACAGTAGTCATCAAGCGACAGCCTCAGTTGATGAGCTTGGTGACGCGCTCAGTAATAGTGCTCAGGAGGCGAGTCTATTTTCACAAGGGCTTTCTTTTGTTAGCGCTCGTCTGGGTGGTTTGCTGGCCGGTGCAGCGGCATTAGTGGGCTTTGGCGGTGCATTACAAAGCAGCCGTGAGTTTGAGGCGCAGCTCTCTAAAGTCAACGCGGTTGCTGGTGCATCTACTGAGGAATTTTCTCAACTTAAAGCCGCCGCCGAAGAAGCGGGCAGCACAACACGTTATACCGCAACACAAGCAGCCGAAGGGCTGGAGATTTTAGCCAGGGCCGGTGTGGGCGTTAACGATTCTATTTCATTACTACCTACCTTGCTAAACGTTGCCACCGCCGAGCAACTTGGCTTGGCAGAAGCTGCCAGCTTAGTGACTGATACCCTCTCAATCATGGGGCTGGCCATTGATAAAGGGGCAAGCTCTGCCGATATCCTGGCAAAAGGTGCATCGCTTTCTAACACCACCATGCAGCAGCTCGGCCAAGCGATCAGTTACACGGGCCAGTATGCTAAAGAATCTGACTTTGATCTGGCGAAATTAGTTGCCACATTAGATGTGCTGGCTTCTAACGGTTTACGTGGTGAGCGTGCCGGTACCGGTTTACGCTCTATTTTGGCGCAGTTATCTGATCCCGCGACGAAAGCGGCTAAGGCTGTTTCTGGTTTGGGTATCGATGTAAAAGACTTTGATGCCGTGATCGAGGGCTTAAAAAGCCCAGCAGCAGAAGCGCAAGCCGCCATCAATGCGTTTGGTATTGAAGCAGGTCCAACCCTGCGCGCATTGATCGCAGAAGGCACAGAAGGAATTGATACGTTTAAGGCCGCTTTGCAAGGCTCAGAAGGTGCCGTCAAGCAGATGGCCGACACGGTTAGTAATAACCTTGATGGTGCCATGGTGGGTTTTGATAGCCGACTAGACTCAATAAAACGTAAGTTAACAGACCCATTATTAAAGCCGTTAGCGCGTGATTTAAAAGACTTTACCCAGAGTCTAAGCGAGCTTTCTCCTGCGTTTGCCACCTTTGGTAATGGCGTTACCTTTATCTATGATCGAGTATCAGGGGTCGTTAAGTTCTTTGGTAACTCCTTTGCGCTAGCGTTGGAAAGTGCCGCTGCTGTCGGTGCCACTATTCCTATCGTATTGGCTGAGATAGAGCTGGCTGTGGATAAGCTGCTCAATAAAGCAGGCTTGGTCGAAGATGCCACCGTCAAGCGTTTAGAGATTCAAGTAGGCGCGTTAAAAGCAGCACGTAATGCGTTAGTAAAAGAAGCGGTAGAAGATGCGAACGATGCTGAAAATGCCATTAAGCAACTATTTGGTGCGTTAGATCAGGCCGGTGATAAAAGCACAACCGTTACCAGCAAAGCAGCCGAAGGCATCAAAGGTATTGGTGATGCCGCTGATGAGGCGAGCCCTAAAGTAAATAGTTTTTCTGATGCGGCTAAGGCGGCGAAAGCTGCTTTTAATCAGATGACTCAGTCTGATGTTAAAAAGTACATTAAGACACTGGCAAGCGGTATCGAAGACCTGGATGAAAAGTTCAAAAAGGGTACGCTCACGGTTGAGCAATACACGTTGTCAAAAGAACATCTATCCAAAGAGCTGGCTAAATCTAAAAAGCTGATCAACGAAGAAACTGAGGCCGCTAATAAGAATAACCAGGCGATAGAGAAACGCACCACTGCTGTTGAAGACAACACCGACGCCACCGATAAAAACACCGAGTCAGTGCGCGCCAATCGTGGTGCCGCGCTAACCCTTGCAGGCCAAACCGGTGCAGCCTGGGATGCGGCCAGTGAACAGATGGGCGCAGCCTATGACCGGTTAACCGATGGCATGGCGAATGCCGTGAGTAAGTTTGGTAGCCTCCCACGTGCGGCGTTCTCCTATGTTAAGGATTTTGCGAACGCTTATTGGGATGCTGAAAAAGCCGCTGTGCGTTTGCAAAAGTCGTATGATCAACAACAAGCCTCACTGGAGCAACATCTCACTAGCCTGACCGAAGCCGATACCGTCACTGAGGCCATGGTGGCCAATGCCGAACGCGCTGTTAATTCCTATGATTTATTGGGTGAACAGCAGCTCAGCCCGCTACGCAATGCGATTTCAGCGATTAAGTCAGATATGGATAGCCTAACCGGTTCGTTAGAAAGCACGGTATCGGGCCTGCAAGATGAGCTGGATCGCCTCAATGGTGATGCTGTTGCCATTGAAGACCGCGCATACAAAAAGAAACGTGACGCCCTGGAAGAACAAGCCGACCTAGCGGCTAAACAAAACAATAGCGATGCCAGCAGTGAAGCCCGTGAGGCGTTACGCCTGTTAGAAAAGACCTATCAGATCAAACGCAGCCAGGCACAAGAACAACAAGCACAGAGCCAGCAAGCACCTAGCGGGCAAGGACTGCCCAGCAAAACAGTACGCGTTGAGTTTCAAAACGCTACCGGCGGCAGCTATAGCGGTGACTTTGATAATGACGGTGCGGCGCAACTTTTGGCACAACTTGAAGGCGCGAGGTTTGTATCCTCATGAACACCTTAGATGCGATTACCTTACCTGATGACCTGGTCTGGCCTGACGAGTTGGAATGGTCGCCAGTAGAGCAAACCATCGACTACGCCACAGGCGGCTCGCTCATCATTCAAACCGGCGTAAAGCTGGCTGGACGGCCCATTAATTTGAGCGGTTTTATCACACGCAGCGTGCTGCTCAATCTGCGCACGCTGGCCGTTACACCGGCAGAACATACGCTCACCTTTAACGGCCAGGTCTACACCGTGCGCTTTCGTTATGCCGACGGCGCTATAGCTGCTCGCGAGCTGGTTGGCTATGCCGATCCAGACGCCAGCGACTACTACGAAACGACTTTACGCTTTATTGAGGTTTAACCGATGATCACCCGCGACGAGATCCGTTTATACAAAGCCCAGGACAACACCGACAATGATAACGGCGGCGGATCGATGACCGGTGTTGAAGTTGTCGATGGTGAGATTAACAACCTCTTTCCTGATATATCACGCATCGATACCGTCAATGGCGATGTCTCTATGCGAAAGATGTTTTCTGCCGTTATCACTGAAAATACCGATATCTACTACGGGGCACATTCGATAGTACGTAAGAATCCAGATGATGCCCGCGTCTCTGTTGTCCTGGCACACACCGATGATCCACACGATACGCGCATCCAGGCACAGCAGCGTGTTGAGTCCTATATGTCACTCTCGTATGAAGCCATTTTTTACCTGTACGGCAACCACATCCAAGGTATGAAGGCGCTCACATTTTTATCACGCCCGGAGAATGATTCGCCAGAGATTGGCGAGGTGTACGTGCTAACCAATGGCACCCACACGCAATACGTGCGCGTGCAGGCTGTTGATGATACTGAAGTGTTACTAAGTTTTTCTAGCGGCGGAAACTTCACAGATTACAAACGAAAGCTATCAATCGTCACCATTACACAAGCGTTAGAACATGACTTTGAAGGCTCTGCGTTTAGCCCTGCTGGCAATCTCTCCGATGTGCATACGTACCATACAGCAATCGCGAACGCGACCAAGTTCTATGGCACAAAGACCCTTGCTGAAGATTTCACGACGAGCCAAACGGGCTTGGTAGTCGATTCAATTCATCAACAACTGGTGCCATCAACGCTACAGCAAACACCCATGGTGAATAAGCCAGGCACGCCAGACCTTAACGTATTGATCACTGCAACAGACCTCAATACGGTGTCTAATGCATTACCGCACTATGCCAATAGAATACCCGTGCCTACTCAAAGCGTTTACTTTTCCGCAGGCAATAACTACGAAGATACGTTAAAAACAGGCATGCCCATCGAACCAGGTTCGCTGTCTTCAATATGGGGAAGTTCGGATGATGGCTCCGGTGTTTTGACGGGTACATCTTATGGATTTACGGCGCGTGTAGATTATTTGGCGGGGATTATTTACTGCAAAACTACCACCACTGTCGGTACATCATTATCGCTCTCTTTTAAACCAGCAGCGCTGATCACAGTGCCCGCTAAGTTCACCTCTTTCATCGACATTACCACGCTAAATAATAGCTTAGTGTTTGTTAAAAACATCTCACCGCCCCCTTCACCCGCCTCTCTACGTATTGATTATCGTAGCGGTGGTAAATGGTATCGCATTGATTCCTCTGGACTACGAACACTCGGCAACGACTCAAGCATTGGAATTGGTGCGATTGCCTATAACGGCGATGGAACAGCGACCGTTTCCGTTACATTAGGTGCTGAGCCTGACGTAGGATCAAAGGTTATTTATACCTGGGCGTCGGCATGGGGATATAAAAACCTGACAGGGATATACGAGGCTATTAGCCGCTTTGAAATACAGCTGCCTGCTGCTTCAGAGAACATAAACCGTATCTCTGTTTCGTTCGTCTACAGCAATAGTTACACCTTTGTTTGGAACGGTAGTCGCTTTATAAAAACAGCGGGCGGCACAGCAGAGCTGGATGCCACGTTTGATCCAGACACTAATAAAATATTGATTAACAAGTTTGTGCGTAACGGCATTGATATTGTCCCTGCGACTATCATTTACGACTATGATGTTGATTCTGGTGCAGGGTCAGAATTCACCCCGCAAACCACGACAAACGTACCTGATGGCTCTGGCGTAGTAACCGTCACGCTAGGTGCTTCGGTGACCGGTGGTGATTTTTATATCAGCTACCCGTTGGTGATGGACTACTTCGGCGAGAGCACCACCTTTACGGTGATGGTTAACCAGGCGGGACAGATATTCTCACTGTCATTAAGCGGCGGGGAGCATGTCAGTTTACTGTCTGTCTTCAATACACAAACGCCAACCCTCACCAATTTCACCGTCAATGCAGGCGCAGGCACCGTGGTGTTTCATCCTTCCGATGGCTTGTCTGGCCTTATTAAAACCTACAGCGTCACCACCCCTGTTTACACAGCCCCCGAATCCGTATCGCGCGACGGGAACAATAAACTCAATATTATGAGCGCTTAATCATGCCGACCACGTATGTAACCAAACAAGTCTCAAAACTGGTGGCTGAGAATATCGCACTGGCTGCTCCTAGCTTCACTTTTGCCGCTTCTCATGGCGCAGGAACTCTAGCACCTAGCGGTACAAATGTAGTCACCGTCGCCACAGCAAACAGCAGCCTAAAACCTGACCTGTTTTTTCATGTGCCTAACAACATTGTCGGTGAAATAATATTCAGCTTTGCTGATAGAACTTACGTTACCGTAGATGGCATTGTTTATATCAGTTTCGATACGATAACGGGGGTTGGTACAGCCGCCGGAGCCTTTGATCGTGCCAGCGGCATTATTAAATTATCGGGCAATGTGCCTAGCAGCTATTATCTGTATAAGAACCCTATTTTTAAAATTATCAGCATGACCGTGGATGAGTTCTCAAGTAATAAACGCCCTGCAGGCCATATCTCTTTCAGAACATCCATATCTAACGTGAATTCCAGCTCATTGCAGATACGCGGTAGCCGCTATCAAATTCAGCAAGTAGCCGCTTTAGACGAGAACTCTGACGCGTTTAACACCGAAGACTTTACCGCTGAAACCGCTTTCACTGTCACGGTTGATGTGGCCACCAATATGCTTATTGGTGATGTTCAAGTCGATGGTGACTTTGATGGCGCTAACGGTACGGTGACGATATTCGGCCTGAATGGCTGGGTAATTGATCCCGACTCCATCCGCTATGATGCCGTATCTGAAGTGCGTATGCCGATGAACGCAGAGCTATTAGGGCTTAATCCTGTACGCCTACCCTCTACCGGAAAAGTCCCCGTGATTAATAACGGGGACACGTTAGTGATTTTTAACGAAGAGGATCAAGTCGTGGTGCCGGTAGCTGGTGCAACGGTGAGTTGTGGGCGCATTGATGTGGCGTTAATGGAAGTGATCGACTCCCAGGGCTTAAGATTGGACTATCACCAGTACAGCGTTGACCGTGACTTAGGTGAGCTGACCTTTGAAGATCCATTATCGCTTGTTGATATATCAACCAATACATTAATTGGCCCCTACAAGCTGGTTAACCGTATCGAGAACATGCGCTTGGCAAGCAACGTAGATATCACGGGCAACGTGTCAGTAACGGCACCGCCTGACCGCGACTTCCCTGCAGGTTCACAAGTGGCCAGTGCCCTTGTGTGGGGTGATACGGGCGCGCGGGTATTTAACTTTTTTCACCAGGAGAGCTGGAATTCAGGCTCGCCGGTTTGGTCAGATGCACGTATTGGCGATGACACAACAGCCAAATATGACGCAATCAATAATCCGTTTGAGGTCGTCAATAAAGGCTCAATGTCGGAACGCTGGACGATTCGTTTTATCAGCTCAACCGGTATCCAAGTGATAGGAGAAAAGCTCGGTGTCGTGTTAGACAACCATTCTATCTCTCTTGCTAATAACGATATTGCACCGATCAACCCCTCTACAGGCTCACCGTATTTTATTATCAGACAAGTGGGCTTTGGCACAGGCTGGGTCACTAATAATGTGATTCGCTTTAACACTGATGGCGCAAATCAGAACATGTGGGCGATACGCACAACGCAACCAGGCGCAGCAACCGAAAACAAAGACGCGATAGAGATTGAAGTACGCGGAGATGCTAACTAATGGCGATCCCTGATTCATGGTTAGTGCGTCACTACAGAGGGGTTACCAACCCTGGGAACACGTTATTAACTGATGAGACAGGAGGTCATAACGCTACCGTTTACGGGAATCCTGATTCTAGCCACACTGATAGAGGCGCCGCCTTCGATTTTGACGGAGTAGATGATTATTTAGCGGGGTTTGGCTCTGGCGTGTTTATGGATGCTCTGAGCTTATGGATTTACTTTCCAAACGATATAACAGCAAGCACAACAACGGTTCCCATTGGCGCTGTTTATCCTCAGTCGGGGGGCATGGGTGGAGGCGTGCTGTCTTCAAATATCTCAGGGGAAACGTTGTGGATTGGTAATTATCCTTCATCTTCTTTGTTTAGATTTCGGTGGTGTAGCGGCGTTGTTGGTAGCGGATGGCGAAATATTGTTTTTAATTGGAATGGGGCCGATTACGATATTTGTGTTGATGGTATAACAAGAGCTACATCAACCTATATGAACGGTTCGCAAGCTACGCTAGAGGGGCGTCAGTTGATCGATGATCTGCAAATAGGCAAGAGCGCATTTGCGGGTGGTCTATCTAGTCTCTCGGTAGCCAATATAAAAATATTTTCTAACGGAGGATTAGGCTTAACGCCTGAGCATCTTCTTGATGTTTATAATGATGCTGTATCTCACGAAATCACAGGCGAAGTTTCCAAGGATGGGCAGCCGGTAATAGCTGATATAAGGATATACAACGCATCTTCTGGTGCGCATTTAACCACTGTTGCCTCTGATTCGTCGGGCCATTATTCCGCCCCGCTAGGTAATAATGAGCCTGTCTACCTAATGGCTACCCCACCAATAGGTTATAGCCCTGAGATACGCGGCGCTATTACGCCAGAAATCCCGCCCGCAGGCGCACCTGTTGATATCGCATTTGTTCCATTAGCTGAACCCCTTGAATATCACGCGTGGGTACGTGGAACTGTCACCAAGTACAATGAACCTGTTGCGTTAAAAGTGACGGCCTTTGCTGTTTTGGGCTCCCCAAAGATAGTGGGTGAAGCCACTACCGACCCATTAACGGGCATGTATGAAATCGATGTGGCGCCGCATACCGGTGAAGTAATGGTCGTTGCAGCAATGGACTATGGCGCGCAGTGGTCGCCTAATATGCTGATACAGCACGCGGGCAAAGTTATTCATCCAACGGCACACAACCGGCATATCTATGTCTCTTTAGTGCCTGGCGTATGTGGCAGCGTAGAGCCTAATTGGCCGACCAGCGGTAACATCACGTCGGGGGGTGTGATCTTTACGGCACAGCCATTGTTTGAGCCGTTGGCCGGTGGGTATCTAAAGCCAACCATAGAGCCTAAATAGTGCCATTACTTATTGCGGGTGCGACTTCTTCCTGGAAGAAGGTTGATGCAGCGGTGAGCGATTGCATATCTGCAGGTTACGAAAAAGCAGCTCCCCAAGATAAAGCGCCATCAATGGCGTGGGTAAAGCCTGTGCCAAAACAAGCGCTAAATGGCTTGGCATATAAGCCTATTCCGAAAATTGATACTGGTACAAAATTGGTATTTGGCTCGATTATCAAAGCTATTGATAAGCAAACCCTGCACCCTGTAACGGCTATTTATCAGACAGATAACACCGATGGGCTAGCTTACGGTGATGTAATCCACCCCAATGATTTACAGGCGCTCACCCCGTTTTATGGCGCGCTACCGGCTAAAGACCGTGTACGAGCGCATCATTACCACGCCGTCTACCGGTTCAAGAGCAAGCCTGTACGGGTTGCTTATGAGTTTTACATTCCGTCCTTTAATTTTGAATACGCCGCATCACCCGCGAAGTTAACGTTTAACTTTACCGATCCAGATACAAAAGAACCTTATACGCTACCGTCGCCCGTCGATTCAAGTAGCGAGGCTCCTTGGGATCACACCCGCAAAGTCGATATCTACAACAACACTAAGTACGGCCATTCACGCCATCGTTCCATCATTGCTGGCCCATACCGCACTGTGTTTTTAGTGCCCGAACCTGAGCCAGTAGACCCCGATCCAGACCCAACCGACCCGCCCGTCGTAGAGAAGGTAGTCCATGTTATGAACATTGTTAATTTAGTCTCGCTGCCGGATCTAACACCGATAGCTTTTAGCAAGGCAACGCTCAGCCGCGATATCGACTCGTACGCCTGGACGCTCAACGCTAGTCTAATGAATCAAACCAGTGTTGATCTTATTTCACCACGGGGCGGCATGATTAAAGAAATAAGGCTCACCATCAATGGCGATGTGTGGGAGTTCTTTGTCTCTAAAATCAGCGAGACAGAGCGCTTTGCGAATAAGACATGGACAGTGGTGGCCTACAGTAAAACCAAGCTGCTCTCATCACCCTACAGCGTACAAAAAACACATACCGAAACCAGCGGCTCAACCGCCGCACAGATAGCCACTAACGAACTGTTTGGTACAGGCTTTACACTCAACTGGAGCGCGGTGGATTGGTCGATCCCAGCCAACGTATTCAGCTATAGCGCCAAAGCACCCATTGCATCAGTGTTAAGCCTAACCAATGCGATTAGTGCAGTGATCGCTCCGCACCCCGCTAACAATGAGTTAACGGTTAAACCGCGCTTCACTCATTCGGCATGGCACTGGGATACCGCCACAGAAGACCGCACCATCCCGCGTGCCCTGTTTAGCGAGATGTCAGAAGAGTATCAGCCCCAAATCAAATACAACGCCGTGTACGTGGCCGGTCAAGAATATGGCGCATTGGCTAAAGTAAAGCAGCTCGGCACGGCAGGCAATAGTTTGTTGCCTGACATCGTGGATAACTTGCTCACGGATGCTATCGCTAACACGGAGCGTGGCCGCATCGAACTCTCTAAATCAGGTCATAAAGAAGTATTCAGCGGGCGTATATTCTACGATCAAGCCACAGGCTTTGTGGATATCGGAGAGCTAATCAAGATCGTAGCCAGCGATGGCTCAAGTTGGAAAGGCGTTGCCACCGCTAACAGTATCGCTATCTCTAAAATGGGGGCGGTGGTCTATCAAAACCTAAGTATACTGAGGCACTACGAATGAACGTATTCTCACGATTCAAAGCCCTTATTGGTAGCGCCAACAATGAGCTGGTGAACATTACCGCCAACAATGGAGACGGTACCAGCACCGGCACAACCCTCGCCGGTAATACGGTAGTGGTGAAAGGCGAGAGTGTCAGTGCTGGGAATAGAGCGCTAGTGAGAGATGGAGAGGTGGTTAGGCAGATGCCTGGGCTAGTGGTGATTGAGGTGGATGTTTAGATTATGGACTCGTGTATTATTCAGAGCAAATCTGCCAATATCGCCAAGCTTTCATTCATATATAAATCAACTAAAGCTCCCCCCCATTAGAGCTAAGCGCCTGCTATCGGCATGTAAAGCTAGATATACTTCTTTTAGCAGTTCGCACCATTCTGTGGGAAGCTCGTCTGCCACTTTGGTAACTGTCGTGATACTTGAGGTGGATAATACTCTTCCTCTAATTCGTCATACTCAGAAAAGTAGAATTGACGTTGAAGTGATATGTTTTCGCAACCGTAGCACTCCGGCATTTTATAAGTAGTTTTCCAGCGGACTTCATACCGACAATATGAATCTCTGGGGCGGCTAATTCACTTTCCGAGTTAACACGTTCTGCGACAATAAAGTGCTTGGTTTCATGTAGGTACTGATTGCGGTGGGACTTTGTAACGCTAAATTTTTCATTACTCATCTGATAATCTTACTAATTTTTCATATCGAAATGATAAGACGTTATGGCCTCTGCATTTGATGAAAATCTTTCAATGGCTTCATCTAAATATGGCTGTGCATATTTTCCTGGATATAGATTTCCCGCTAGTAAATGCATGGCCTCTTTAAAATCATCATAATGAATTTGATAGCCATGCACTTCGTAAGCATTTTTAAGTGCTTGATGGAACCTGCTGTAATCTGAGGGATGTGTGGTAAGCCAAGTGTCTACTTGCATCCAAGGCTTAAGTGATTCGGCTAACTTCTCTATATTCATAACAACCCCATTGTTTAAGAACTCAATATCCGACCAATATAGACCACTGAACCCCTTCCTGTAAGCCTATGAGCGCGCAGCTGATTAAATAGATTCTGCCGAATTTAATTAAAGAGCCGCACTGATGACCGATACCGTAACAAAAAACGCCAACGCCACCTATACGCAGTGGGCTGATGGCGCAACACATACTGATGTCACTATTCAAAACCGTGGTGATGAGGCCGTCGAGATTGTTATCGCTGCAGCTGTAGCAAGCGAATCAGATACCGGCTACTTGATCAATGCAGGTGATGAGCGCCAATTCAGCGGCTTTACCGGCATCATCTCAGGGCGTGCGCCTTTTGGTACACATTCATCTATTGTCGTACTGCTGAGGTCATAATGCTGATCAAAGGCCATAGGGTTGGTGGATTACGTCAGAGAGGGCATTTGGTAGGATTTGGAGGTGTTCCGATCACACCGGTTGTGCAGCGCTATTTCACTGAAAACCTCGCCGCAGGTGGCATGTATAGCGCGATGTCTTCCTCTGTGCCAATACTCGGAGACTTTGAATTAGAGTTCGATTTTTACCGTTCATCTCCAACAGGCGGCTCATTCATCTTCTCAAATTACGATACGGTTGCGGGTAAATATGGTTTAAGTATTTATTCCACCGGAGATTATGGAGCCGGTGCTGGTACGCTAAAAGTATTCGGGGGTACTTCTCCGCTCATTAGCGGTTTAAGTAATAATAAATATTACAAAGTTGCGTTCAAGTATGTATCGGCAACCGGAAAAATGACCACGTATTTAAACGGTGCGATCTACAGCGGGCCGGTTAACTCCACGCTACCGTCGGGCATGGGTACATCTGACGTATCAGCGATTGCTAGAGCGGCACAGGGCTCCTTCTATTTCGCAGGTATCGTCGCTAATTTGAAATTGTGGCTAAGTGCTAATAGAGACCCAAGCAGTCTTCGGATAGATATGCCTCTTGATGAACCTGGCACAGAGCCTGTGTTTAAAAATAACGCGACTATGCTGGGAAGTAATCTGTGGGTAAATCCAGTGCTCAACGGGTGGGTAGATAATACAGACGGCTCATACACACTAGTCGGTGATGGCTCTTTCCAAAACCTATTAATACCAACACCGACAGCGGGAACAGCTTATTTATTAAGCTTTGAGGTGGTCTCCGTTGATGGCTCTATGAAAATCCAATCATCCGGTAATATTTTTGGATTTAGTTCGGCCAAAAAATATGAATTAGCACTTACGGCCACGGCAAATTTAATAGGATTTGCAAGGAATTCCGGCGCAGTTAACTGCACTATCAAGAATATCATTATAAAAGAAATTCCAGCAGCCACGCCTTACGCTGCCCGCATTAACCAATCCGTGGATGATACTGAATTATATAGCCAGATAGATATCGGTTGGTTAGGGCAAAACTTTCTCAGAAATGGAAGCTTTGACGTAGACCTTAGCTGGAATAAAAGTGGTAACTGGACGATAGCAAACGGGCATGCCGTCTCGGATGGAAGCGTATGGGGGCTTTTATACCAAGCGGCACCACGCTCATCTAAATACAGGATATCTGTAGATATTTTGTCCACGAATAATGGCGTGAGATTTTACAACGGAGCTGCATATACAAGCCCATTCGGAGTTGGGCATCATGTATTTGACGTTGAGAATGCAAATCAAGGGTACGCATATTTTTCTATGAAAACAGACTCTGGCGTTACAGCGGTAATGGATAACGTATCGGCAAACCGCTTATTGGAGATGGCGTGAATGTGGGCAATATATAAAACATCACAAACATTAATAGAAGGGACTGAGGCTTACAAGTTAAGTCAGCAATTCCCGCATGCCGTGTCTCATGATGACGTTAACACGGTCTTTGTTACTTCGTTAGAATCGCCAGCTAACGCATTCGTGCTTCCGTCAATAGATAGGGATGGTAATGTTCTTCCGATAGATCAAGTGGCATTACTAGCTGCTCAGTACCTATTTGGCGAGCAGCCGCACGGGATGATTCTTACTAAGTTGCAGGCTATTACCTTATTTACGCACCCAGCTCATAAGCTTTGGTGTGCAAAGTATGAAGATGATCAAAGAGATCAATTTAAGGCTGATTATAATTACGTTGGTAGTTTTATAACCGCAATGGGTGATCACGTAGCATGGCCAGCATTTACACCCGAACTAACACCAGCAGAAGCGCGGCAATACATGCTGATGGGGTTAAGCCAGATCAATTGAAATGAAGTAAAACAAAGAGGAAGCGGTTCGATCTCCTGTAGAGAGTTGATCGAACCCCAATCCACAGTGAGTGAACACTGTGAACCAGCTAAGGCTCCCTCACCACGACGTCATGGCGGGGGTAGCCTATCAAATCTAACGATAGGTTCACACATGTTAAAGGATATACGTTGTACTAAATGCTCAAAATTATTAGCAAAAGCTATTTTTTCTGAAATCGAAATCAAGTGCCCACGTTGTCGGCACATCCAGAGGGCCGTGAGCCCCATCACTAAAGATGGAGTACTTAATGGCCCAGAAGCTTTCCCGAACAATAGGCAAGCCAGCCCCCGTTGAGCATGCAGGCGAAATCATAGGGTATGGCTCAACTGATTTACGCGTTGAAACCATACCTTGCTGGTTGGCTCGCACTATTATTGCTGCTCGTCACTATAGCCATCGCTTTGTTAATAATAGTTACCTGCATTTAGGGGTTTTTGCAGAGCGTGAATTAGTGGGGGTAATGCAATGGGGTTACGCGCTTAACCCGAACAGTGGGCGGCGTGTAGTGCTGGATACAGCCAACCGCGAATACATGGAATTAAACCGTTTATGGGTACATGATAAGATGCCCAAGAACACTGAATCTCGTGTTATGAGTTATGCCTTAAAAACCATAAAGCTTATTCACCCGAGTGTTCAATGGGTTCAAACGTTTGCTGATGAGCGGTGCGGGGGTGGCGGTGTTGTTTACCAAGCCTGTAACTTTGACTTTATTGGTAGTCACTTCAGTACATTCTATGAATTGGATGGAGAGTGGTATCACGAATTAGCTAAAACACGGGGAAGCAAAGGAGGTGTAAGAGGGCGACACTTGAAGGCAAACTTCCATCGAGCCACTGCTCACAAGTTTCAGCAGTTTCGATATATCCGCTTCTTAAATAAGCGAGCAAGGAAGAGATTGAATACAAAACTATTCAGTTCTAAACCTTACCCAAAGCCGAAACATTAA